CGAAGCGCCGACCTCGCTCTGGGCGGGTGCCGGAGGCTGAGTGCAACTCTGCCGGAGTCAAGGGGCAATTCGGGCTGAGCGATCTTGGCAGCCGGGCAAGGCTCTTAAATTATGCCAGAGTCCATAGAGCTGGTGGACCTCGCTTTTAAGAGAAAAGAGGCTGAGTTCCGGAGACTCGTCTCTTCTGCCCATAAGCTATTCTGCCACTGCTCTGATCCTGCTTCTCATCTGAGAGGATGGCGTTCTTCTACCGGAGGAGATACTACCGACCAAGGAGAACCTACTACCGGAGGAGGAGACCCTATTACCGGAGGAGGAGAACCTACTACCGGAGGAGGAGATGGCCGGTAAGGAGGAGACTGGGTCGGAGAAGAGCTAAGAGGGTCGTGCAGTGGAACCCGAGGAATCGTACCAAGTGCCTCATACTTGGATACATGCCTCTCATCACCACTGCTAGAGCAATGGACACCGTGGCTGACACACTCATGCCGAAAGGCCCTATGGTCACTGTCTGGCCAGGAGGAGGAGTGGACAGCGGACATCTTACCTTACTGGATTTATACTGGGAAGAGAGATTCTGGAGAGCTAGATGGACTAAATCTAACCAAGGATATAACCTTGCAAGATATTTTGGTGTGGAAATTAAACTGTACAGATACCTGGACTTTTCTTATATCTTTTGGTACTCTGTGGATGACGGTTCTGATGATCCAGAACCCTTACAAATGGCACATCCAAGCCAAATGTTATTATACAGACATAAAGTCATTGTTCATAGATCTCTAGACAAAAAAGCTAAGACTATTAAACTTAAAATAAAGCCACCGAGCAAACTCTTTGACAGCTGGAGATCTTTCAAAGAGTTAGCTACTGTTCCTCTCATAAAATGGAGATGTACAGTGATAGACTTTGATATGCCTTTTTCTGCTCTAAAGAACCAAATTGTTCCATATGAATTTGATGTTTTCAGTAAAGGATCTCAAACTGAAGGATACACTAAAAATGTTATATACTATCCATGGCAAGATGATGGAACAAACACTAAAGTTACTTTTACTCACATTGTACCCTACAATGACCAACAATCTGGTCCACAGGGTCCGGCTGGAAGAAATGACTTCTGGCCTAATGAAATTGAATTTAAGGACATGAATATGCCAATGTGGTTAGCGGGCTTCGGATACAACCAAGAATGGTATGATATGAGTTGGATGAACAGGAGACCTAGACCTCCTGATGCAACCACTGAAAATAAAAAAGGCTTTTGGTCCTTTGTTCAATTTAATGGTAATCCAGCATTTAAAGACAAAACAACAGGAGATATTATAAAATGGGACTATGGTAAAGGAACAAGCTTTGTCAAATGGACAACCTGGGGAAATATTGCCAGCATGGCAGGACCCTTTGTACCTAAAGGAGCTCCTAAAAAAGGTTTCCATGTAGTAATGGGATATAAATTCTATTTCCAGTGGGGAGGAACTCCAGGAAGCAGACAACCTCCTGTGCCTCCTGAAGGCGGCGGAGGACCTTCAGCCTACCAAAAATGGGGAAGTCTCCGAGCAGACCTCGTTGATCCAATGCAAGCAGACGAAGAGGTACTCACGGACGGGGACTATGACTCGGGGGGCATCATCACAGACAAAGCTCTTGCAAGACTTACTAAATCTCCTGTACCCTACACAGGAAAAAAATACAAAAGAGAGAGGATGTGGGGTTATCACCAAAAAGAAGAAAAATCCAAAAAAAGAAGGTACGAGCCCGAACCAGACTCGACCGACATCGAAACTGCGACCGAGACAGCGGGATCGGAGACCGAGGAAGCGGAGACGAGCACCGAGGGGATGGGACACCGAAGAAGAGTCCGAAGTGTCCTCCGAATTCTCCGGCAGCTCGGAATCCGACGACCTTTGACGGTAGACCGTTCTGGGAAAAAGGGGTCTCTCTCGTCGATTTCAATCTAAACTTTAAAGACTCAGACTCTGAATTCTCAGACTGGGACTATAGCTCTGAATTTGATGACATATTTAGAGCACCATCCACTGACTCAGACTCCAGCTTAGACTGGAGTCTGTCTCCCATCCACCGCCCTTCACAAAGTGAATTTATGTGTGACTCTAATGTTAATAAAAACCTTTATCCTAAAATTGTGATACAAAATCCATTAGGCATCCATACCTGAATAAAATATTTGTTGAAAAAAGATTACTACAGCCTACCTCGATTTTTAAAAATGGCGCGCTTCGCGCGCTGTTGGGGAGGCGCGGGCGGACAAGGGATGGTAAACAGAATTTCGCGGGAACGGCGCCAGCCGTGAACCGCGAAATTCAAAAAAAAGGCGCCGCGGACCTGATTGAGAACAGCCAGCCAGTAGTGACGTAAGCAGGGGGGCGGAGCCCCCCCCGCACCCCCCCGCTAAGGGGGCTCCGCCCCCTTGAACCCCCATTGGCTGAGACTCTAATGAACCTAATTTGCATAAGATAATATGCAAATCACTAAACTAACCATAAATTAAACAGGGGTGACGAATGGCTGAGTTTACGCTGCCAGAGGAGGACCAGGCATACCCGGGAAG